GTTTGACATTTTTATGCCCTATGTGATTTAAGTTAAGTAATCCGATCATTAAGTAGGTGATCGGGGTTCAACTTACCACACATAGTTGGCGGAGCTTATTCAGATGTATTGTATATCGCTCTCTCGCCCCGATCATTGGAAATGACCAGATCTGGTCATTTAAATTTTAGGCATAAAAAAAACCGCTATGCTGTCGGGTGCGGATAACCGCTATGTGTAAGTAAGTATGGTTATCTTAATCCGAAGTATAAGCGGTGTCAATATATAGCAATCTAGCTAATTCAAATCTTCTTCCTTAACGAAAACTCCATCAATCATTCGCCCTTTACGGTCTTTTATCTGCTCGTAGGCGTGCTGAACACAATCCCAAAAATCAAGATTACACATTTTACTGATAAGGAAGAGATAATTAGATAGACAGTTTACATCCCAATCATCAGGAGGAGTTGTTTTATTTGCGAAATTACCTATTTTTGCAGCAGCTCGTAATAATGACTCATCTATGGAGCTTGCTCTAAAATGCCCTGTTGGTTCAAGTAAGTGTGATTGGTTGGCATTGGTTTCTATTGACTCATTTCTACATTGAGCGTTTATGATTGTCAGCACCACAAAGCAATCACCAATACTATCTTTAATTATATCAAGGTTGCCTTTCGCAACACCTCCACAAAGCTCACCAAACTCCTCAATCATCTTGAGTGTTTGCTTCTTAATATTTGAACCTTTAATCAAATTCCGATCTTCAGCCCACTGTTCTATTTTTCCAATTAATTCTTCTTTCATATCACACCAACCAACAAAAAGCTTTCCACGCTACACCAAGAAATAATCCTATTCCAGCTCCAGCCATCGCAATGACAAAAGCTCCATTCAATAGATAGAATAGCCATTCTAACAACCGCTCAGTAAATTCTTTCATACTTACTCCATCATACTCTTCATAAAATCAAGCCATTTTTGAGCATCTGCTTCTGTGCGGAAACATTGTCCATTTTGAGCTGCGAATTTATCAAAATGACTGACATCTGCGTACTTATAAATATAATTAATAAATCTACCACAAATATAGTAATACGATTCACCATCTTTAGGCTTAAACGGCTTAGGTAAATCTTCAATACTAATCTTTGCCTCTTCCCACATTCTTTTTTGTGAAAGCCATTCTCTAAAACACTCTAGTCCGTAAAATTCTTTTTTATTTGCAAGAAAATATTTCATACACTCTTTTAAAGATAATAGAGTTAATTTAACTTTACCATCAGACTTTAAAATATACTCGTCTAATTGATCTGCTTTAGCAGATAACCAAGCTAAATGCCCCTCTAGTGGCGTTGCGAAATGCCATAAGTGTTTGTTTGAGTGTCCGCCTTTAAATTTTACAGATATTGTAGCTCGGAAAACCCCTTCTTTTTGCCCTTTTGGTGTGTAGTAATTTACACCAATCATATTAGTGTTAGTCTTTTGTGAAAAAGTTAAAAATGTGTTTAAATTTTTAGGTAACAACAAGCAAGTTTCTGGACTGTAATATGCACCTGATAATAAGTCCTTATCAATTTCTAAATTTTCCCAATTATCAAACGATGTAATCCAATAGTAAAAATTAGAAAAAACCAACCAATCTTCACATATAGATGCTCTAGCGTATGTAGGGTGGTTTTTATGAAAGTTGCTGGAATAACAACGTTGCAGTAGGTTATACCAACGAGAGTATGCTTTTTTGTATATTGGGTCTCTTTGCGCATTAGGAATATCTTGTATGCCTTTACCAAAAACACCATTTCTCAACATTACAGGCTCGCCATTTAAAGCCGCCTCTAAGTTAAATTCTTTCATTTTCTTTCTCCTCAATTTTCATGAATAACATCCAATGCGTATTGTTTGCTTTTCCCGATTTATGCCCGATTATTGGCGTTTCACCAAAGAGCGAGATAATCTTGCTTACTGGTACTTGTGTTTCATTCCACTTAAAAATAAGAGTTCCATAATCGTCCAGCACCCTCATACATTCCTGAAAGCCTTTTAATAACTGATTTTGCCAATCTTTATCTAATCGTCCATATTTCTTTACTATCCATGAATTATCACCACCTTGAATTAAATGGGGAGGATCAAATATAACGCACTTGAAAGATTTATCAGGGTACGGCATATGAGTGAAGTCATGGATTACATCAGGCGATACTTCTAAATGTCTAATTTTGTCACGATCCTTAAAGCTTAGTTTTTGTTTTCTTATATCTGCAAAAAGTACATTCGGATTATTCTTATCAAAGTAAAACATTCTACCGCCGCAGCAAGCATCTAAAATTGGTTTCATCTCATCTCCTTAAAACAAAAGGCGCTCGATTGGAACGCCTATTGGATTTGTTAAATATTGATTTACTGTTTAAGATTAACCACTGGTAAAATATCAACCAAAGGCTCGCTTGTATTATCAAGGCTTTCAGCTAATTCCAATCGTCCGCCAAGTGTTGCGTAACCAATAATGTCTTGCCAGTGGTCTGTTTCGTGTGAATTGCCATTCAGAATTCTCACTAACTTTCCAGCTATCATTGTCAAAGCGTAATACTGCACTCCGTCAATATTCTTGCGATTATTATTGATAAGCTCCATTAACGCATTAAACGTAACAGAGCCTTGAATAAAATCACCGTGCGTATTTCTTCGCTCATTCAGAATATCTTCTGTTGTCATTTCTGTACCTTGTTCTTATCTGTGTAATTAATTAACTCACGGATTTTCTCACGCACAAGCTCCAAAGCCTTTTCTAAACTCCGTTCTTTCTCGTGTAATTCTGCTAATTCGTGTTCTGCTTGTTCTTTGTTCATAATTCACCAAAAAGAAAACCGCCTTATTTGGCGGTCTCAATCATTTTTAAAATGCGTTCTGGAGTTTCTTTTGTGTTTATGAAACTATCATCGTTTGAGTTTAACGTTGTTATTACGGTTGCACCATTATAAGTATTTAAACTAACGATAGTTTCTGCATTGATAAATATTTCTCGTTCATCTAAAAGTGTTAATTTAATAAAATTAGCCATATTCCCTCCTAAAATGGAATGTTGTCATCAAATGCATCCATTGGCGGCTCAGATTGTTGAGGTTTAGATTGCGCTTTTTGTTGTTTATCTTGTTGTTTAGGCGGCTGATTTTGTGCAGCATCTTGGCGACCGCCTAACATCTGTAAGTTATTGCCTTGAATTTCTGTGGTGTAACGGTCTTGTCCGTTGCTATCTTGCCATTTACGGGTTTTTAATCGCCCCTCAATGTAAACTTGTGAACCTTTATGTAGATATTGGCCTGCGATTTCTGCCAATCTGCGATAAAGCACGATGCGGTGCCATTCTGTCATTTCTTTACGCTCGCCAGTGTTTTTATCTGTCCAGCTTTCACTTGTTGCTACTGTAATATTTGCAACCTGTTCACCGTTTTGCATTGTGCGGATTTCAGGGTCATTTCCTAAAAAACCAACAATAATTACCTTGTTAATTCCAGCCATATTTACTCCTAAAACTTAAATAATTCATCTAGCTCACGTAATAACCATTCCTCAGCATCTTTTAAACAACCACAAGCAATCGCCTCTTTATCATTTAAAACTTTTCTATAAAAAAGATACGCCTCTTTTAATCCTTTTAGTTCTTCTTCCATTAGTTCATCTCCTGTATGAGTTGTTGATAATATTCTTGAGCGGCATTAACCCGCTCTTTGATTTCTTCGATGATTTTGTCATCACGTTTAACTGTAACTGTCGTAATACGTTTTGATTGTGGAATTTGTTCCACTAAATCAATGTATCGTGTCGGGTCGTCATAGCTTGATAATTGCTCGTATGGAGTAGGCAAGAGTACAAAGTCAATTTGAGCCTCTTCACAATCCCATAGCCACATATAGCCTTGCATTTGGATTGTATAGCCTGCTTTTTTGGCTTTCTCTTCTGCCTCATCGGTAAAGAATGGGTGAGAGCCAATATCCCAAGAGCATTTTGTATCAATGATTAGCTTTCTGGTCGGGACGTAAATGTCACATTCACCAGTAATCCAATCATTTTCCCGTCTTTCTTCGTTTTTCTTTAATGCTAATCCACGCTTGCGACCGCTTAATTTAATAGCCTGCTCTTCAAGTGCTATGCCTTTTCCGGTGTATTTGTTACCCTCAAAATCTTGATAGCCAAACAGGTCATATTTAACTATCTTTCTCACCGCACTTTTAGCGGTAGCCGAAATTCCACTACCGCTTTTCGGTTTAACCATTAAATCAGCAAGCCCAGAGCATCTAGCTTTCAGCTTGTACATTTCCATTCTCAATCGCCTCTAATTCCGCAATCTGTTCTTGACTAAACTCATAAGCCCCACTATCGCAAAGGTCTTGTAGAGTAGTCTCACCGTTGATAATGCTTTGCTTACAGTTGTTAAACGTTTCATCATCTACAACAGCTACAAATTCAGCATTCTGAATGTTGTCGGTATAATTGAACTCTTGATTTTCTACATCTTTAACCACTGCTTGGTCGGCTAATACTGCTTGTTGCATTTCTACTGATAATGGAGCTTGTTTTGATAGCAATAACTTCATCACGGTTTTTAATGCCATCGCCTCGAAGTTGTCATGCCATACGCCAAAGCCTTTTTTAAACGTTTGACTGTAACGTTGAGCGTGTTTAACGATGTCATCATGGCTCATATAGAGTTCAGCCGAGAAGTCATTCACTAGCTTGAAATAAGCGTAATATCCGATAGGATTTTCGTCCTTTTCAGGTTCTTGTTCCCAATCAAACTCAAATCCGTTGATAAAGTCTTTTTTGAGCAGTTGATTTTTATATACCGGTAAGGCTACCAATCTTTTAAACTGCCCAGAGCGTTGAGCAAGCTGGATAAAACCCTTGTAACCAATCTGGAATTGAGCCTCTACTTTACGCTCTTTGTTATTCTTAAAAGGCACGATATAGGCAAAACCCAATCCATTTTGAAGTGGTAGGTTAAGCGTTGCGGCCATACAAGCAGCATTAAAAATACTTGTCGGGTCGGCTGTTCTTAGCATTGTGTTACTGTTAGCAATCTGCATTACGCTTGTCGCAAAGGTCGCTGAATTCTTACCGACTAACTGTTCAATTTTCGTTTTGATAATCGGATTATTAAAAAGCTCCCGAAGTGTTTTAGGCTTAACGGGAGCTTGTACTTGTTGATTTTGATTTGTCATTTTGTTTCACCTTTATTGGTTAATCGTTGAGGATAAATCCTTTCCGATAATCCTCTTCTAACTGTTCCAATCTATCCTCAGCCATAGCAGTCAAGATTTTGATTCGCATCTCTTCAAAATCATTGCCGAGTGCGATAGCTTTTAAAAACTCATCATCTTCAGAGATTTTTTCATAAAACTTACAAAGTTCTTCGCTATCGCCATGTGAAATATCCCATTCAATATTCTCAATTTCACGCTCTACCGCCTCGTTATACGCATCTTCGGCACAACATCTGCGGTCATAATCATTGAACGTTTTGCGTTCCCATTGTGCTTGTAGGCTTTCCATTTTGTAACCCTCTTAAATGCTCAAAATAATCTTTGATGTCATCGTATTTAAACAGGCGAACCCAACATCCTTTTAACAGTGTTTTACATGTTGGAATTCTCAAATAGCCATTATTGATGGCTCGCTCAACAGTGGTTGCCTGCATACCAAACAACTCTCTAATGTCAGATAATTTGAATTCGTTTTGTCTTTGGTTTTTAGGCTGTTTATTGTGCTGCTCGTTATATTCATCAAACCGTGCCAAATAACGCTGTTTAGCGTTATATTCACGCTTTTTAACTCTTGGATTTGTTGCTAGTCCACTTCTTGGTTTTAATCGCTTGGTGAGCTTTTTATCGAGCAATTTAGCCATGTTAGCCTTTAGCTCTTTACGTTCTTTTAACCGCACTTCCGCAAGCTCTATTAACTGGTAATTTGATGACTGCCACCAAACTTTGCCGTCAACTCGCTCAATAACATACCAGCCACCTTTCGGATAAGGCTCAATCTTAATTTCTGTTTTCGCCTTTCTCATAACTTAATTCCTTTTGTTTGATATTTGTGTACGCCATAGCTTGTTGTTTAGCTGGCTCTGTAAGATTTGGCTGATATTGCCCGTGTTCAGCAATCCACTGTATGCGAGCTTGTTCACGCTCTAATGCTGTTGGTTCGCTTGCTTGTGCTGCAAGTGCAGTAAGCATTGTCATAGCAACTAGACAGACTGAAAGGATAGTTGCAATTACATAAGCGGTTGTTTTAACAAAATTGATTAATTTGGTTTTCATAGTTTTACCTCGATAGTTAAGAAATGTTAGTTAAAAAAATCCCTCCGGCGCCAAAGTGTGAAAGCGAGCGGAGGGTATAACCAATCTAAAGGAGATTTTGTAATTATGACTAACGCTGTTTCCAGCTAAATCCGCTCTCGTTCAATCAGTTATTCAAGAAGATTGAGCGTTTAATTCGCTATTTGAAAGCGGATTGAGATGGAGGCTCTTTTGGGATTTGAACCCAGCGTCATTTTCCAAAGTTGCATTAACTAATTCTATATCTGTGTATAGGGTGTCGGTTTCCACAACCAACGAAACAAAGAGCCATTAAGAAGCCTTTCTTTATGCTTGCAAGGCTCAAGCTTATTATTCACAAATTCTGTTTTGAGCTAACCGAAACCACTCTAATTCTTTTTCGCAACCAATAAAGTTACGCCCTAAGTTAATAGCAGCTACGCCAGTTGAACCGACACCCATAAATGGATCGAAAATAGTCTGTTTGTCTGTTGTATGTAATTTTATAATCTCAGTCATAAGACTCACCGGCTTTTGAGTTGGGTGCTTAGTTCTTTCTTTACCTAGTAAGGTTGGAGTTTGAATAAACCCACGGTGGTATGGCCTACTTTCATCTTTGTTGAATACCCATTTTGAGTTCTTGCTTTTCACTCCCCATACAATAAACTCCATATCTTGAACATATCTACGGTTTATATTTCTAGGCATAGGATTTGATTTTTGCCACACAATAATGTCTTTAACAACGCCATTCAATTCTTCAATTTTTCTACAAATATCTGAAATAAATTTATATGAGCAAAAGATAATTATTGAGCCGTCATCGCTCAAAATAGGCATTGCATGCTCAATCCAATCGACATGATTGAAATTCCAATCCCATTCTCCAAAATCAATCCCAGCTCTTGGGTTTCGCATTGTGTGAAATTGATTTTTTGCTGAAATTGAATATGGTGGATCGGTAATAATGTGATCTACCTTTATATTTTTTTCTCTCATTTCCTGCATTATAGAAATACAATCAGAGTGATAAATTTTGAACATAATTCACCTTTTTTCCTTACATTATTTCAAAGCACACTTCTCTCTATCATTCGCAACGGTTTCACGTGCCGTTGTGTCTCTGTACTTCAAATGTGCTTTGAGATATTTCCCCACTGCGACTAGACTTTCTGTAACTGTCAGTTTTTCACTGGTCTCATCTTTCAGTGGGCATTCCGTTTACTCTCATTATGTAGGGTAGGGCTTTTAATCTACACGACCGCATAATGCCGTTATGAGTAAACTTCTTTTAATCTGATTTTTAAAGAGCATCGAGATATTTGTTTATGTGTATCTCGTTTTGATGGGTGTATAATATAAGATATCTTATATATAGTAAAGCGGTTTCTTATAGAATTTTATATAAAATATATAAATATTCTTATATTTGATTGATTTTTAAAGAAATAAATTTTCAAGAAATGTGTTTATTTGCTTATTTTTTAATCAGTCATAAAGTAAAGTTCGTGTTTTGAAGTGTATTTTTGTGATTTTTGCGATGCAGATCGCAAGTTTTGGTGGCGATAATTGGTTTAAATTGCGGTTGGTTTATTATGACCCCGCCGATAAGGAGGGCGAATTATGAAAAAAGAGTTTGAAAAATGGCTAATCTCGCTGAATTGCGAAGGGATTAATAGTTTAGGGATTAATGAGATAGTGTCGCGCGTAGATGAAGAGTTGAGGATTGTACGCGCTAATGAGCAAGAGAGGATTGTGCTAGAGGAGTTGATTTCGGAGTTTAAATGTTAATAAAAAACCGCCAGAAGGCGGTTTAGGTGATGTGTCGAGGCAGAACAGTGATTTCGGCATCGAAGATTTGTTGATCAAAGAAAATATTTCGTTGCCAGATTAGAGCTTGTGAAAGCTGACGAAAGATAAACCTTTCAGGCGCAATTTTTTGTAGTGTGATTTCAAATTTTTTATAGGTTTTTTCTAAATTATCCAAAGCGTGTCTAGGTTTTTTTGCGATGCGTTTATTCCATACAACTTCCTGATGATATAGCCTGTTACGAAATCGCATTACTTGCTTCAATGTATTATATAACTCTTTAAAATTGCTAAATCTATGGTTAAAAATAGGTTTTAGCACTTTTTGCCAATAGACAACATGTTGATTCCTTTTAGGATCATAGTCAAAGAGATTGACCCAAAAGCCAAAAGTAATATGCGAAATAATGTCATTTTCGTTATATTTTCTTTTACTGCATTCGTTGATCGCGTTCTGTAACTGACGTTTTGATTCGGCAGTTAAAGGGGCGCTGTTATCCTGTGCTAGGTAATGGAAAAATTTGTATAAGTCATTATTAGGCGCAATGTTACGAAGCAATTCACTGATTTCATTTCGTAAAGCTACTTCAATCTCTTGTATTAAAGAAAAGTAAATCCCCGTACGATGTTGTAATGCTGTATATACCGCAATCGCTTCTTTCTGTTTAGCTTTATCGTTTTGGTAGAAACAAAATAGATATGCGTTCAACCGACTTTCTGAAATACTTATAATTTGTTTAGAAAGCATATTTTTTTCTTTACTCAAATTTTACTTAGTGTAATAATACTCGAACTGGCAACGGACCCGAAGCCCCGGACATAGGAGCCGGATCGCTTTGTAAAGTGTGAGAATCGCTTTTTTGCGGTTCAGGAAAGGTAAGCTTTTAGCTTGCCTTTTCTTTTATTGGTGTTGTTCTTCTAACCACTTCTTAAAGGTTTCTTTTTTCCATCTAGCTTTCCCTAAGATGTAAAAATCAGGTTTCGGGAAAGTGCTTTTACCTTCCAAGTCTCTATTAATCAATTCAATATGTGAATCAAATAATCTTGAGGATCTATAAAGAGCTTCCCCGAATGTGCCACCGGTATTTCGTAAATAGTGATTAGGTAAATTGACTAATTCTTGAAATTCGTCAGGAGTAACTCCTAAGCGCTTGATAATATCATGCGCTGAAATAACACTACTCATACCACTCGTTATTTCACTTATCATTTTATCGCTGGCTAATTGCGCTTCAACAATAGATTGTTTCACATCTTCAAATTTTTTTACCATATCAATTTCCCCTTTGGTATTTATAGTAAAACCGAGTACCAAAACACTTTACCAATCACAGATACTTCGTTGAGATCGGCTATTTCGTCGTCGTACTCGTCAGTGTTATAGCTGCGGATTTTTATTTGATTGTTTGGCATATTGTAGAGTAGTTTTATGCGCAACAAGCCACCGTGATTGATAGCGTAAATCTTGCCGTCTCGGATTGTCTTATTACCCAAATCAATTCCCACCGTTGTTCCATCAGGAATAACCGGCTCCATTGAATTACCGTCCGCCACCACGCATACCGCATTCTCATACTGCACGCCTTGCCGTCTTAATGTGGCGCGTGAAAAGCGTAATTTGAAGTTGTTGTAATCCATAATGTCATCGGCAAAACCATTCCCGGCGGCTAAGCGTATTTCTTGGAAAAGCGGAACTTCTACTTCGTCATCGTTTAACGGAGTATTGCGATCCCACAAATCAAATGAACCTGTTTCGGCTACGTTTGATTCTATTTGAGTTTGTGCCATTTCTCCTGTGCCATTCAAGAGCCATTCTGGCGAAATTTTCAAAGCCTTGGCTATTTGTAAGCCATTTCTAGGGCTTTTTGTAACTCCGTTCAAAATATTACTGATCGTTACTTGTGATGTTCCAGCTAATGCGGCTAATTCAACTTGGTTTTTCCCCATTTTGTCCATTGCAAACTGCAATCTTTCAGCAAGTGTATTCATAAAACTCTCCTTAATCGACCGATCCTATAAATAAACTTATATAAAATCAAATAAGAAATACTTTACAATTTATAATGTATCTTATATTATGTATAAGAATTTTAATTAAAGGTGAACTATGAAGAACGAGGCAATCGAAAAAGCAATTTCAATTTGCGGTTCTCAGGTAAAGCTAAGTCAAAAATGCGGAGTTTCTCAGGTTTCCGTCAGCTTTTGGCTTAATGGTGGCGGTATTAACGCTAAGTATATCCCGCGAATCGTTAAGGCTACAAAAGGCAAGGTGACTGAAAAGCAGATTTTACATTCCTTAGCAAATTTAACTGACAACTAATTTACTCATATTGACGTAAAAGAAAACCATAAAAATAAGGCAAAAATTATGGAAATGAAGAAAGTTATTATCGAAATGATTGAGAACATACCTGGCGGCAAAAGTGCGGTTGCAGGCTTTCTCGGCTTTACCGAAAGCGAGTTAAATAATCGCCTATATCAAACAAAAGGCCAACGATTCAAAAATGAATAATTGATTGCATTGCAACTTGAGTATGGCTGCACTGATTTTATCGATGAGCTTTGTCGCAATGCTGGTGGACGATTTGTAAAAGATACCGATGCAGACAATCTTGATGCGGTGGAAATGGCAAATATCCAACTGCACGAATTATCAGCTCGAGGCATGCTTTTTGGTGTATTGGAAGATGCGTTAAAAGATGGCGAAATTACCCAAGGAGAAGAAGAAATTATTCGAAAATTATTAAACAAACATTTAGCCGCGACACAACACTCAATCGAGTGCGTAATTGCTCTAAATAAACGGAAATAAAAAAGCCCCTGCGGTAACAGAGGCTAATTGGTTAATTAGTATTAACACCCTTTATCAGTCGGAGGACATCAAAAGATGACTAAATTATCACCTAAATTTAATGAAAACGCAAACGAAAGTTCAAGCAAAACTCAAAAAGCATTAATCCTTAAAGCCTTACAACAAGGCGACCGCTTAACTCACTTAGATGCGGAAAAACGTTTTAACTGCTTACGTCTTGGGGCAAGAATTTATGACCTAAAACAGCAGGGTCACAAAATCGAAAGACGAATGATTGTGGTGCCAAGTGGTAAATGTGTAGCTGAATACAGACTGGTGGCTTGATATGAACGAAATGAGCGAATTTGTGAGCGGCCTGATTGAACAGGAAAAATGGAAAGCTTACGAGAACATCAAAGCAAGATTGAAAGCATTGGATTTAGACGAAGAAGAGTACATAACAGCATTAAGATTGGTGATTGAGGGGTTAGAGCTATGAGATTTAACACACACATAAACAACCAAAAAGCTATTGAATGGGGCTTAAATGCCAATCAAGCAGCGTTGTTTGACTTACTCAATCAATCATCTTCTTGGGCCAAAGATGTAACCATTGACGGTCAAGTGTTCTATTGGATTTCGAGAAATCGAGTTGTTGAAGAATTGCCTTTGTTTTATTCAAAAACTGACACGGTTTACCGTCACTTTGTTGAGTTAGCCAAGAAAGAATTAATTTCATATCAAAAACAAGGTGAAAAAGACTTAATTAAGCTAACTGAGAAAGGTAAAACTTGGAATGAATTTACAAAAACTAACTCGGAAATAGATCCGAATGAACTCGGAAATAAATCCGACACTCGGAAACAAATCCGAATTAGCTCGGAAATAGATCCGACAAATAATAATAATAATAATAATATTAATAATACCCCCTTTATCCCCCAAGGGGAAAATTTGCCAGAAGGCAAATCCGAAGAAAAAAAATCAAATCGTTCTGGTAAAAAAATTGATTTTGAAAAAATCGCAGAGCTTTGGAACATCGAAAACGAAAATACAGGCGGTCAATTACCATTCGTTAAAGAAGTTAGCGATGATCGTAAGCGTTCGATTAAAACATTCATGAAAGCATTGAAAGAGCCAACATTGGAGTGTGCTGGAAATTATTTCAGAAGATTTTTCTCAGCACTTAGACCGCATCATCTTGGTGAAAACGATAGAGGCTGGCGAGCAAACTTTGATTTTGCGATTAAACCAAAACAAGTATTAAGAGTTAGAGAGGGGGCATTGTAATGAGTTCCGAAGTTTTAAAAGTTATCCCATACGATTTAAGTGCAGAGCAAATGGTTCTCGGTGCATTGATGTTAAGCGGTGTTAATGCGAAAACAGATGCAATCTTCTCAATGTTGAAACCAGAAAGCTTTTACACATTTGCACATCAACACATTTACGCAGAAATGAGAAGTCTTGCTCAAGCAAGCAAACCAATCGACATTTTAACGCTTGAACACGCTTTAAAATCAAAAGGCATTAGCGATGAAGTTGGTGGATTAGCTTACTTGGCAGAATTATCAAGCAATACCGCAAGTGCTGGAAACGTTAAAGCATACGCTGAGATTGTTCGCTCCGAGGCTGTTAAACGCTTTACTCTTGGTAAATTACAAGATTGTGAAAGTTTAATCTTTGAGAAAAACGGTTTACCTGTTGAAGAACGTTTAGAGGCTATCAGTCGATTAATGTCTGAAATTGCAGATTATTCTCGTGATGGTAAATCTCAAGGATTAAGACGAGGCCGTGATGTTGGAATGGATTGGCTGAATGACTACGACCTAAGAATGAAAAATCCAGATGCTGTACGTGGTTTATCTACTGGACTTCTCGCACTTGATAGCTTACTTGGACCGAAAGGATTAGTAAAACAATCATTAATCGCAGTTGGTGCAAGACCTAAATGTGGCAAAACAGCGTTCTACGCAATGATGGCCGAAAACTGCATTTTAAACGAGAAAAAACCAGTATTGCTATTCAGTCTTGAAATGTCTGGTAAAGTAATCTTTGAACGAATGATCAGTAAACGTGCGAACGTAAACAGCAATGCGTTTTACGAAAATCAAAATAATTCAGATGACTTCTACGACAAATATCACATTCACCAAGAAACATTTAATTCTAGAGTGTTAAGTGCGACAGAAGAATTAGTTCAAGATGACCTGTTATACATTGACGACACTCCAGCAGTGTCAATGGCCCATATCCGCAATGAGTGCAGAAGAATTAAACGTGAACGTGGAGCAATTGGTTTAATTGGTGTGGACTACCTAACATTGATGAAAGCCGAAAAAGCAGAACGTAATGATTTAGCTTATGGGCAAATCACAAAAGAATTAAAAAATCTCGCACGTGAAATGGATTGTGTTGTGTTACTTCTAACTCAATTAAATCGTGGATTAGAAAACAGAACAGATAAACGACCATTACCAAGCGATAGCCGAGATACAGGACAGATTGAACAAGAGTGCGATTATTGGTTTGGTTTACACAAAGAGAGCGTTTACAACGAACAAGCCGACCAATCATTGACAGAAATCCTTGTTAGATTAAATCGTCACGGTGGCACTGGCAAAGTTTATGTAGATCAGAAATTCGGGTCGATGTTTGAGTGCGACCAAATGGATGCAGAACGTAGATCTCAAATTGGCAAAAAAGAGCCAAGACAACAGAGCTATAAAAAACACGACAAGGACGATTTTTAAGCGAGGCCGAAATGGAATTTGATTTCAAACCAATGTTTCTAGTCAATGAGAACGTTCGCAGAAATGCGATGGAGTTAATCAGAAATTTACCAATCAACGAATTAAATCCACTTGTTATAGAAATCAAGGTTAAAACACGCTCAATGGAACAGAACAATAAATTTCACGGGATGCTAGGCGATATTTCAAAACAGGCAACTTGGCAAGGTGATAAGTACGATATTTACGGATGGAAAAATCTAATCGTTAGCGGTCACACAATCGCAACAAAGCAACCATACAAGCTAGTTACTGGTATTGAGGGCGAGCTAGTAAACGTTCGAGAAAGAACCTCAAAAATGGGCGTTAAGAGAATGGCAAGCCTTATCGAATATACAACCGCTTGGGGCGTTGAGAACGGGGTTAAGTTTAATGATGCGTGGAGATTTTAAATGAGAGAAGAAATAGCGTTGGCGATTGTGTTGTTTATAGTTGCTGTTGTGATTATTTGGTTAGTGGATAGTGCGAATGATGAATGATAAAGAATTATGGTTATTGATTTTCTCTTATATCTGCGTGATAGCAGGGGTTATTTTAATCACTGGCAAATGGTGGTAGATATGACTAAACCCAAGGAAACTAAATGCAAAGTATGCGGTTGTTATTTTGTGAAAACGATAAGCTCAATGCAAAAGGTATGCTCGCCTAAATGTGCGATTATTCTTTCGAAAGAGCAGGCTAGAAAGAAACGAGAGAAACAAGATAAACAAGAAAAGGCTCAATTAAAAGAGCGAAAGAAAAAACTACTAGAAAGCGATAGGGGTCATTGGCTGAAAGCGCTTCAAAAAGAAGTAAATAAATTCATCCGATTAAGAGACAAAGGCCAGCCTTGTATTGCTTGCGGTGCAGTATGGAAACCTAGCTTTCAAGCCTCACACTTTATTCCGCAAGGTAGAAGTTCATTCCTAAGATTTGACGAGAGAAACATTCATTCTGGCTGTATTAGATGTAATCTCTTTGTAGGCGGTGGGAACATACATGGATATAGACCAAGACTGGTTGAGAAGATTGGCGAGCAAGAAGTTCAGTGGTTAGAAGAAAATCAACATCGAATTAAGAAATGGGAAATATCCGAGCTTAAAGAATTAATCAAAGTTTACAGAGCGAAAATCAAAGAGTTAGACGGGAGCTAAGAATGAGTTATAGCGTTGAGCGTGTCTTAGAAAAATGGGGTAACTGCTGGGGTCGTGACAGAATTGGAACAGAATATCCAAGTACTACAATCTCAATCCCCGTTCTGCCGACAGCAAGAAAGGCTTACATCAAGTTTTTGACAGATAATGAGTGTTTAAAAATTGAAAAGCAAATAATGAACCTACACGATGATGATTTATTGCAATATCAAATTCTAATGGCTCTATACATTCAACAAGCAAGTGAGAAAGATATTTGTAATGCCCTTAATATCTCACCAGCTAAAATGTACCGAGAGCGTGCGCAAGGTGTGAGATTTTTAAAAGGTGCTTTTGTTGCAGCTCAAATTAAATTTATGTTTTTAGGATAAATTAAATATATATAGATTTTTTTATTTGAGAATTTGGTAAAGCATCCTGAATTTGAGATGTAGATCACAAAGTTGAAATAAATTTGGCTGAAAACTTACATAAATATTTTGGGGTCCGTAGAATAGGCGTTTCTATTTAACCAAAGAGGAACCAAAATGACAAAAAGAAAATCTTTCAGTTTTAAGTTTCGCAAGAGAATAAAGGTTGCGCCTGGGGTAACAATAAATTTAAGTCGAAGTGGTGTTAGCACTACACTTGGCCCCAAAGGGTTTTCTTTAAACGTAGGGAAAAATGGGGCGCACTTAAATGCCGGTATTCCAGGTACTGGTATCTATAACAGATATAAAATATTTGGTGCTGATAAAAAGATAGAGCCCTTATCAAATGATGATATTTATTTTGAACATTTACTTAGTAACATCATGCATTTCAAGCACTTTTTCCCGTCATCAAAATTAGGCGAATTAAGGAATAGGTTCAATTCTCTTAGTCAAAAACAGAGATGTTTAGTAATAAATAATGCAGATTTAATACATCCGTCAAAAGTAAGTTTGATGTCATTCTTTTTGGGTTGGATTGCAATAGATCGATTTTATTTGAAAGATTATACTCTTGGAGTATTAAAGATTATAACTATACCAGTCGGGATAGGTGTGTGTTGGTGGTGTCTTGATGTATTATTTTGTTGGAACAAAGTTAAAAAGATAAATTATCTGCGTTTTTCTGAGGCTATAGATAATGCCAGAGATTCGTAAAAAACGAAAACCCCGTTTACAAGACGGTGTTTTTACTTTATATTGTGTTTCAAGGTGTCGAAACCTTATATTACAAGCGGAAGTCCGTACCCGATAGCATAGCGGTTTTTTATGCGTGAAATTTAGAATACATACTTAAAAAAGACCGCGCTTTGGAAGCATAGAACATTTTTTTTAAAAAAAGACAAAAAACACTTGATTACTTGCAAGTAAAATTGTAGTATATAGTATAAGTTGCGGTTTTAGCGCATAGCGAACGCAAAATAAGTTTAGAAACAGCCCCGATCGGAAACGGTCGGGGTTTTTTATTATCCAAACACCAAGCTCACACAATGAACGTGAGCTTTTTTATTGCCCCGCAAACAAAGAGCGAGGTGGAGTATGAGAATGTTAAAAGACGTAGGGAATCAAAGTATTTTTTGGTCTGGCTTTGGCGTATTCTGGGCAATGTATTCATTCCAAGAATGGCTAGCTATTTTTGGTTTA